AAGCATATAAGAAAAGACATTTAGGTGTTAAGAGATATGTTCCTGGATATGAAAGAGATAACACTCGTAATCAAATAAAAGAATTAGTAATAGCAATTGATAATTCAGGTTCTATTTCAGTAGAGCAAATAAAACTTTTTATCAATGAAGTACTTTATCTTTTAGATAATTTTACTATAAAGAATGTTACTATTTTGTATGTAGATGATGAGATACATCCAGAATTAATAGATAGATTTAAAGGCAACGAAAAACCAGATTACTCAAAAATAAAATCTGGAGGAGGTACAGATTTTCATCCTCCTTTTAAATGGTGTAAAGAGAATAAAATCAAGCCAGATTTATTTATTTATTTTACAGATTCTTATGCAGATTATCCATCTAAAACTTTTGCTAATATAGGAAGTTATGATAAGAAAATTATTTGGGCAATTGTAAATGACGAGAATTATTTATCTGAAGCAGATAAGCCGCCGTATGGAGAAAGTTTCCATGTAAATATAAGAGACTTTAAATAATATGACAAGAAGAAAATTTCAATATAGTAATAAAAATTCCAAAAATTCAGAATCTTTTGATTATACTGAGAAAGGAGTTATTATGAAAAAATCTGTTTCTAAAGCTTTATATCAAAATGAAGTAACAGGAAATTTTTTAGATCATTTATCTACTTTATTTTCTAATTTAATTGATAATGTAAAAAGAATTAGAAGACATTTTATGTATTCAGTAGATGTAGATGAAATGAACATTGATTAATTTTCAGATTTTTCTATGACCTTTTTAGGTTTTTCCTCTTTTTCTAAAGTTTCAAATATATTATAATATCCTAAAAATTGAGCATTTGTTCTTTCAGAAGGTACACTAACAATATGAATTTCTCCTTCTTTAACCTCTCCTTCTTTATTTGTATTAAAATCTAAAATTACTAAATTTTTATTATCATGATGTAAAAATATTCCATAATGAATAAATGTAACATCATCAATATCAAAATACCAAGCAACTAAATTTCCAGGTTCTATATCTTCTTCATCTTCTATTCTAAATTCTTTTAGTTTAAATTTAGAAGGTTGAACATTAATAGCTTCTATTTTTTCTTTAAAATCTTCTGAATCTATTTTCTCTTGTTTTACTAATTTAAGTAAAGTACTTTTTAGATAAATAGAAGACCAATCAAATTCTTTAATATTAAATCTTTCTGATAAAAAATCTCTTAATTTTATTCCATCCTTTTCTTCAGATTCAATATTTACTCCTAAATGATCTAATGCTAAATTGATTAATTTTAAATAATAATGAAAATTGACATCGTCTCCTGATTTCAATTCATCTACAGAAAATATCTCTTTATAAGATTTAGTTTTTCTTTTGATTATATTTTTTAATGTTTCAGAAGAATCCATAAAAGATTCATATAAAGCAATTTTATTCTTTTTTACCATGATTCACCAGTACCTTTATAAATAAGTTTAATATTTTCTTTGGGTATATTTTGAAAAGTAATGCAATATTTACTTGGGATATTAAAATTTGGATCATAATACCATTTATTATCTAATCCTTGAATATCTATTTTATAAATATCATCATTATATGTAGAATCCCATACATCATTTTTATCTTCACTGTTAACAGCAAAAATTACTTTTCCTTTTATGTTTGTTGTTGTTAACCAAGCAGCGCTCCTTCCCTGTGGTTTTAATCCTTCTTTAGAAATTTTATCTCTAAGAAAAGGACTCGATGTATGATATACAAATCTTTTTGGAATTACTTCTACTAAATGAGGATTTTCATACTTATTTTCTTTTATAAACTCTCTATATGTTTTCATATTATCCGGGTTGAATATATAGTCTATATATTATTAGAATGTCCTCAATATGCAAAATTCAATAAAAATAAAATTATCTCAGTATGCTTACTTAGAATATGAATATTCAGGAGAAAGTCATTTAATATCTGAGTATAATTTTAATAAAGTATCAAATACCACAAGAAAAATATCTACATTTATAAATGATGATACGTCTATTTCATATTCTAAAAATGCTTTAGATTATACATTTATAGAAATAGATGAAGATAAAGTAGGACATTGTGATATAGATCAACCATTTTCTTTAGAAGAGTTAAATGATGATATTGATTTAGATACAAGTTTAGCAATACCAACATCTTTTAATGTTAAATATGATACTGTCAAAATCCATTTATTATCGGGTTATAATTTAGTAGGGATAGATGGAATAGGATTAAGAATTTCAGGAGAAGAAAATACAGGAGATACTTCATATTTACTTTCTCATATTTATACGATAGATGAAAACACAGTAACTCAAAGTTCTAAACCGTTTTCTATAGGAGAACAGATATTTGACAGGTATATTGAAATAAAAGTTCCTTCTATATCTTATTTAAATGAACAATATTATAATTTAAATACTTTTGACAATCCTCAATTAGCAACTTTCTTAACTCAAGGAGGAAAAGGATTTAAACAAGAAACTCCTATTAAAATAGAATTTTATCAATTTTATAATTTTGAAGAAGTAGAAGGACAATTAACTTATAAATATGATAAGATATTAACTAGTTCAATTCCTCAAATAGATCCTAATGCTTTAATTAGTGCACATCTAGCAGAATCAGATGAAGGAGATTATTTCGAATATTTTGCTAAATATGATGGAGAATTTATAGAAGACTATATCGCAGAATTAAATTCAAGAGGTCAAACGTATACAATTATAAATGAAATTAATGTATATGAAAATTATTCAGATTTAACTAGAATTTTAGTAGATCAAATATCTACTTTACAAACAGATAATTTTGATAAACCTAATAAATATAGACCTATTATTTCTGATAATGCATTTTCATTTATAATAGATTATACAGTTAGGATAATAAATCAGGTTGAAAATACTCAAATTATTAAATCTGCGAGCATTACAGGAGACACAAATGCTGCTAGAAAATATGGATATAGAGTAGGACAAATAAATGTCCAAGAATCTTCTGCTCCTATTAAGATTTATAATAGAAAAACTACAGCTCCTTATAATTTAAGTATAGATGAAACTCCTCCTAAAAATATAAAACGAATAGTTTCAGAAATTGTAAGATATGTAGATTCTTATAAAATAAGTATTAATGCTGAAAATTCTATTGAAGAAATAGAAAAAGCAGTAATTACAGGAGACTTAGAAGATAGTAACTTCATTTATGGAAATGGGGAAGGTGTAATTTATATTTCACAATTTGATAATTATTTGAAATTGAAAATATTTAACACTAATGAAAAAGATTCATTAGAAGCTCTAAACTTAAATGAAATGGTTAGAGTTGATAGTTTAAATCCTGAAAGTTTAGCTTTAGTATTTTTTGGCCCTTCAAATACTAAAAAATATATTTATGCTGAAATTTCTACTATTAAAGAAAATGAAGTAGTATTTAAAATACCTTCTAGAGATTCTTCAAAAATAGTTAACTATGTAAATAGAAGATTTAATTTAGTTTATACGAATGCTTCTGGAGAAGAAACTAATATGTATGAAGGAACATTTTCTTCTACAATAGAAGATTATAAAAAGAATAAAAATAGAGTATTTGAAAAAACAGCACAGCAGAAAATACAAGAAATGAATACTATTTTTACGAATACTCAAAATAAATTAGATCAAATTTTAAGAGAAGTTCAAGATGATGCTGTTATTAACAACATCACAAATAATAATATAGTAAACAATACTTCTAATATTACAAATACAACTAATAGAACTGAAGCGCCTAGAGAAAATAAAGGTCAAACTCAAATAAAGAAAAAAGACGAAGTAACTAAAAAAATAGATCAAGTTAATTTTATAGTTGAACAAGATCCAATAGAAACTGATTTTAAATTACTTCAAGAAATTTTAAAGAGCAACAAAGAAAAATTTGAAAAAGAAAAGAAAAAAGTAGTTAAAAATAGTTTAGATAATCTTGCTGATGTTGGAACTTCATCTAAGAAAGGAAATAATGATATAATTACAGATTTTGATATAAAGAAAATAAACTTCATAGATTTACCTGAAGTTGCAAATAAACTAAACTTAGATACAAACATTAACAAAATAACACCAAAATTCCTTAAACCATAATAATGAGCACAGAAAAAAAGATATACGGAGATTTAAATTTAAATGGAAATGAAATTAAAGATTTCAAAGTACATAATGTTCCAACAGCAGATTTAGGAGATTTGGAAGCGGGTCAAATTGCTTACGATCCTGATACAGACATGTTTGTAATGGTAACATCAGAAGGACCAGAAGATGTTTCTATTGGAGCAAATTTTTCTAAAATAGTAGTAGAATCTGAAAGCTTAGGGGATGGTACTTTACAAGCAACTACAAATAACGATACATTTACTCTTAAAGAAGGAAATAATGTTGCGTTTGAATATGATGGTCCAAATAAATCTTTAACAGTAAACGCAGACGTAGATTATAGTCATCAAAATTATTCAGAAGTTTTCGGAGATGCGAGTAATTTAACATATCAAATATCTCACGATTTAGGAACAGAAGACGTTGTTATTTCTATTCTTATAGAAGAAGGGGCTTCTGTAAATCCTAGTTTTGAAGTAGAAAGATATAAAATAATAGATGACAATACAATTCAAGTTGAATTAAATGTTGCTCCAGGAGTAGACAATTTAAGAGCTATAGTTAATTCTAAACATGGACAAAAAGGTAATCAGGGTAACCAAGGAAGTCAAGGTTCAGGATCTCAAGGTAACCAAGGTGTACAAGGAGGATTAGGAAATATAACATTCCCTGGTGGAGACGAAGATAAATTTTTATTTGTTGATGGTGGAGAAGTTGCAGTAGTAGATGAATTTAAAAATACTGCTTCTCAAATAGAAATTTCAAAAGACGTAGAAATAAGTTCAAATGTAACAATAGACGGTGGAGTAAATGATCCAAATATACAAACAGTTAATTTTAATTATAATGGATCTTTAGTTGGAACTCCTAATGTAATTAAGATTCTTAAGACAGATGATTCTTTAGTAGAGACAGATTTATTTAGTGTAAGTGCTGATGGTGAAATTTTTTCTAATAAAATTAAAGATGATCTTGATGGAGAAAGTGAAGTTACTAATTACTTTTTAATGGGTGATAAAGATGGAAAAGTAGGAGCGAGTACTTATCCTGTTGGAAGTTCTACAGTATTTAAAGAAGCTTCTGGAACAATTTCATCTGCTCAAATATTACAATCTTATTCTACTCCTATCGAAATAGTTCCTGCTAAAGCAGGTTTTGTTATAGATGTTCACAATTTTTTCGTTGTGTATCAATATAATTCTACTCCTTATATTTGGCCAGATTCTACAGGTTTTATCATTGGAGGAGCAAATAAATTTATAGGACTATTAGATAATACTATGCTTCAAGATACTGCTTCTGGAATACAAAAGAAAACTCCAGTTTTTTCAGAAAATTCTACAAGTACTTATCTATTACCAGACGTTGCACTATTATTCAAGACTCTAAATAATAATCCGTACGGAGGAGACGGAACTTTAAAATATTACATTAGATATTCTTACGTAGATATTAGTTAATCTTCTGAAAAAATAAATTCTATGTCAGACATTTTTAAAGTAATAATTCCTTTCATGAAATCGACATCTGTCTTCTGGATAAAAACAAATGTTTTTCCTGGAACGCATTTAAAGTTTTCTACTTTTTCTTCGAACTGAATAGGAGCTTCAAACATTTTATTGTTGTTGTCATCTGTTCCTACATATTCTACTATAGTTTCTATCTCATTGTTTATAGATAAAAAATAAGTAGAACCGTTTTTAAATACTTTTTTTGTTTTTGCTAAAATTTTCATAATGTTATTGAATGTTTTTATTATTTATTTGCGAAACAGATTTATCTAAAAAGGTAACTTCATATCCAAATTCTTCTCCGAACTCTGCTCGAAACAATTCTAAACTTGGATACGTAGCCAATATATCAGCATGGGGCTGGTATAAAACAACTTTAGAATTTGAAAAGACACATCCTATTCCAATAGGAGCATCTTGAACTAACCCTTTTATTCTAACTATAAATCTACTAAAAATTGAAAATGGATCTTCAAATAAAACTTCGGTAGATAATATTCTCTCTTGTAATTTTTTATCTTTATCATTCATGTTTATTTCCCGAATAATGAGTGACTAAAAGATCCTTCAAATGTATGAGTTCCTGTATGATTTAAATCTATAGTTAAATCAGCCCAACATGAAAGTCCTGCTTGTTGAACCCTTCTACAAAAAGCGTAATCTTCACTTAGATAAACATCTGTTTCTTCGTCCTTAATACAATCAAAAAATAACCAAAAAGTATCAGGATCATGATGTGGAGGAATTAAGTTATGAAGATTGTTTTTATATTTTAGTTCTGGGAATTTTTCTTTTAATACTTCAATTGTATTTCTTTCAATTAGCATAAATCCAGTAGGAACGTCTTTTGCTTCTACTCTTCCATTAGTAATTTCTAATTTAGGATCATTAAAATTTACAGCATAATCTAACGATCTAGAAATATTAATTTCTTTCCATTCTTTATCAACAGAAACTAAATTTTCCATTTTCTTCCAATTATATGCTTTTTTAGGATATATTCCAGAAACAACAGGTTTCTTTGCTCCTAATAATCTAAGTACAGCAGAAGGGTTCCATGAAATATCAGCATCTATAAAAAGTAAATGTGTATATTCTTCTTGAGTTAAAAAATAAGAAACTATAGTATTTCTTGCTCTTGTTATTAACGATTCATTTGCTATTGTTTTAACTCCGCATTTAATTCCACAATTACTTAATAATTTCATTGTACTAATTAATGAAGTTAAATAACTATTATACAATAAACCTCCATAACAAGGAGTCGCTATCAATACTTCTACTTCTGTAGGGTTAAATCCAAAAATTTCTTCAAACTCTTTGGGATCTTTTGGTATTGGAATAGTTTCTTTTTTTACTTTTAAATCTTCTGGTTTTTTAGTTTCTTTTTCCATTTTATCCTTTCTTATTAAATATCATTTGAAGTTTAAAGACACAATCAATTAAATTTAAAACTTCATCTATTACTAATTTTCTTTGAGAAGACGTTTCATTTACTATTCTTACTACATCCATAAGTTCTAAAGAATTTGCATGATTATTTTCAATTAACCATTTAGGAAATTCTGTTCCTAATGAATAAATAACATCATCTACTTTTCCTTTATATGCTTCTACTATTTCAGAATAGTTTTTATTTGGATTAGGTTTAGATACACATAATGTAAATAAATCAGTGAACATATAAGTTGATTTTAAAATATCTTCTTCTGTTAATTTTGTTTTTCCTGAATCATGAAAGGCTTGAATTTTACTGATAATTTTTCTCATATCAGGATAATTCAACTTAACAAAATTTATAAGAACATTTTTATCTTCAAAAGAAATACCGACCGTTTTTGCAATATAAGCAGTTCTTTTAATTAAACCTAATAAAATTTCTTTTTCTTCTGAATCACTGTCAGCCTCAAAACAAACAGTAAAAAATCTAGATTGAATAGGTATAGGAATCTTATTAATATGATTTGTAGTTGCTAAAAATCTAACATCTTCTGCAAATTGCTCTATTACTCCTCTTAAAGCATTAAAGAAAGAATCAGAAGCACCTTCTACCTCATCTAAAATAATAACCTTTTGTCTATAATCTCCTTGTAAAATAGAAGAATTTGTACAATGATTTTTAATTTTAGTTCTTATAATATCAACCCCTGACTCATCTGAAATATTCAAATACAAAGTATCATATTTTTCAGATAATATTCTAGTTAATGTAGTTTTTCCTGAACCTGGAGCACTAGAATAAAATAAATAATTTTGATTTAATTCTTCTCCTTTTTCAAAAATATCTTTTATTCTTTTAGGAAGAACCAATTCTTCTAATGTTAAAGGTCTAAAAGTTTCTGTAAATATTCCAAACTCTGGCATTATTACATTCTCGTTTTAGTTAATAATTTAAATAACTATATCCTACAAAAAACAAAAAGTTTACTTTTTTATTCAAAATATTTCATAAATATTTATTTTTAGTTAGATATTACAGAATAATATTTCTATCACAGAGTTACACCCAGAGGTGTTAGTAATATCTATATGATTGCAACTATATCTAAAATAGAAAATTAAACCTGATGCTTCTATTCCTTTCAGAATAGTATTATTAAAGAAAGAATATATAATTTTTAAAATATTTTTTAAGATAACAATGTTAAATTCGAATAATAGTTTATATTATGCAAGGTTTCATAAAGATTTTTTTCCTGAAGATATACAAGAAAAGTATGAAAGATATTTAAGACAATATCCTACTTCATTTAAAAGGTTCCCTGAATTTATAACTCACACTATTCAGAAAATAACTATTCCTGCTTTTAATGTTGAATTATCTAGACCACAGGAAACTCAAACTAAATTAGGTCCTATCTGGAAAAAAGGTAAAGATGCTTTAAGACAAATTGATAGAAGTTTTAAAATTCAATTTAAGCACATAGAAGGATATTTAAATTATTTTGCTCTTATGGAATGTTTTTACAGTTTTCATGGTTATGAAAGTGATACTGTTACAATCCCAGAATTTTCTGTAAATATTTTAAATCAACAACATCAAAGAATGTATAAAGTAACCTTCTATCAAATTTTATATGAAGGTTTTACTGATGCTTTAGATTTTGATTATGCAGGAGTTAGAAATCAGCCAAATTCTTTTTCTTTATCTTTTAAATACAACGACATATCATTTGACTTTGTAGATGAAGAAGATATTTTTACTTTAAAATAAAAAAGGAACCTTACTTAAAAGATTCCTTTATAATAAAATTATTTATTTTTCTTTTTATTCAGAAATTAAAGATTCAAGTTTATTTAATTTTCTATCAATATCAATCATGTTATCTTTTATAGATTTCATTAAAGATTTAAATTTAGAGAATAAATTTGAAACTCTATTTTTTGTCCAATTTGCTGCATCTTTAAATAATCCTTCAGATACTCTTTCATCGTCCATAGTATCAACAGAATCTTCTTCACCATCTAATGCTCCAGGAATTTCTCTCTTACTAATAGGACCATCTTTTATAGTATTATATTTAGCTTTTCCAGGTCTTCCTATTTTAGTATTTTTTTCTAAAGATTTATCTATCACTTCTTTCTCTTTCTTTTTAATATCTGGATCATCTTTTAAAGTATTAAATGCTTTCTCATAATCAATTGAAACGTATTTAGCTTCTTCAATAGCAGCAGAAATTTTATCTTGCATCTCTTGAGAGTCATCTAATAATTCTTTCAGCATCTCAACTGCTTTTTTATAATCTATAGTTACACTTCCCTTTCTTACTTTTGATAGAGAAACAGTAACACTTTTTGTTTGAATGTATCTTGTAACAGAATCATCCATAGAATCAAATACTTGTTCAAACATTTTTCTCATTTCTCCTTCAGCAGAATCATATTTGTTTTTATATTCAAGAAGTTTCCTTTCGTTCTTTTTTAAACTTTTAGTAAGATCTTCAATCTTCTTTAATATAGTTTGACCTTCAGGAATACTTTCAATATCCTCTCTTTCAATTGCGGTAATTCGAGTAACCTCTCCAGTCTTTTTAATAACCTTAGGATCGTATTCGAAATATTCTTCTCTTCGATCTTCATTTATAAACTTTTTAAAATTTAAATATCTAGATTTCATTTTCTTGATTTTAATGTTATAGACTATATATTTACGATTCAAATCTAGAAAAAGTAACACTTGTAACATTTTGTAACAGATTAGAAATTTTAAGTTTTATTAAGGTACTCTTAAGTTGTAACACTGTAACAGATAAAGTATGTACTCTCCGCATGGATTCCCGGGCCGAGGGCATAGAGGCGTTTACCTTAGTAATATAGAGAGTATAAGATTTAACTTTATTTTAAATTTTTATTTTATTTAATTTTTTAGTTTCTAGTCTTAAAATATTAATTTTTTTAAAAAAAAAAAAAAAAAAAAAAATAGAATTAAAGTATTCAGGTATTGAGGCAATAGGATTAATATCTAATTATAAATTGTAATTCTAAACTACATTACAATATACTAATTCAAATACATTAATACTTATTTTCTTCTACTCGTATAATATATTACTTCAGTAAAAATGAATCTTTACGTAATGAAGATCGATTCATTTTTTGCTCTTAAATCCGCACGTCCTTGGGGTCTTAGCATGAAATCTTCCGTAGAAGGTTACACAATATAAGTAGCAATTAAAAACTAGTTGAATATAAAATTCGACTTTATCGCTGTTACTATAATTAGGAGTAATCATTAATTAAAGGTTTCTCTACTTATAATATTTTATCCATTGACAAATGTCAATATCAAAAAACTAATCCTTGCATATAACGATGAATATGACCCGTGCATTTATTTTCGAAACTGGAGCCAGGGTGTTCGCCAACAGAGCCTGGAATTTAACACATGATCAGTGATGTCTTTAAGAACAATAATCTTTCGTTTTTAAACCCTCTTTAGATTTAAAGGTGAAACAACATTAACCCCTTTATGTAAGATGTATAGATGACATCTGTTATTCTTTTTCAAGAACCTGATTTCTAAATAAATTCTCCAGTTTAGAAAAGAATCTATTTAAAAACACATTTATATATTTTCAACTTCTTGTCAAAAGTATATTTACATATTACTTATTAAAGTCAAAAAAGTTTTTTATCTTTTCTTGGAAACTTTTTTACTTTTTGGCGATACAATCAACTAAATATTTTTACAACTAAACGGAACTTTGTAATTATGAAATTTTATAAAACAAGAAAAGTAAAATCTCCTCTAAGAGGAACTCCGCAATCAGCAGGAATTGATTTTTTTATTCCAGATGATTTTGAAACCGTATACCTTCAACCCAATCATTCTATTCTAATTCCAGCCGGAATCAAAGTTAGGCTTCCTGAAGGTTACGCTCTTGTAGCAAATAACAAATCAGGTATAGCTTCTAAAAAACAATTACTTGTGGGGGCGGCAGTTGTAGATTGGGATTACATGGGCGAAATTCATATCAATTTACATAATGTAGGAACAGAAGATCAAATGCTCCAAGCTGGAGATAAAATAGTTCAATTCCTTTTAGAAAAACAAAACTATATTATACCAGAAGAAGTTTCCTCAGAAGAAGAATTATTTGAAAATATGGAATCAGAAAGAGGAGAAGGTGGTTTTGGTTCTACTGGAACATCGTAGAAGCACCCAGAGATGTTTTAACTATAAATACATAGTTACATATATCTTAAAAATAGAACACCTCTGAGGCATATAGAAACACTAAATAGAATAGTTTTAAAATTAAAAATAAGGTACACAATGTTATTAGATATAGAGCAATATGGAAGAAAGATGAAAATTTCTAAAGTAGGGCCGAATAAGAAATTAGAATGGTTGAATATTAGTCTTCCTCAAAATCAGTTATATGAATGGTCTTTAGTTCCTGCTAAACCTGGACAGATCCCAGATCCAACTTATACATGTTGGCATGAAAATAAACCTGTTTATAAGCATGATTCATGGAGATTAAATGATTATAGAATACAAGAAGTATTATCTAATTTAGATGATGAAACAAAAGAAAAGATATTTGAGTTTAATTCTCCTAGTATTTTGTTTTGTGATATTGAGACAGAAGTAATTGATGGATTTCCAGATTATAAAAATCCTAAAGAGCAAGTAACTGTAGTAGGATTTTTTGATAGCGATGAACAGGTAGCAAGGGTATTAGGAATCAAAGAACTTCCCGGAAAACAAATAGAAGAAATAGAAGATGATTTAAATGAATACTTTAAAGACTTTTTTCCAGAAGGAATAAGATTTGAGTATCAATATTTTTCAAATGAATTTGATATGATGAGTCATATTTTTGGAACTATTTTTAGAGAAGCTATGGTGGTAACAGGATGGAACTTTATTAACTTTGACTGGAATTATTTAACTGCTAGAGCTGAAAGATTAGGAATAAATCCTGCAATTTGTTCAGAAGATGGAAAATTAACTTTTAGAGAAAATGTTCCTAAACATAAACTAGTGATTGACTATTTGGACATTTTCAAAAAATGGGGCAATATGCATAAAGAGTTAGAAAACTTTACTCTTGATCATGTTGCTGAAACTATTACCAAGAAAAAGAAAGTACCTCATTCAGAATCTTTACAAGATATGTTTGAAGCAAATTTTAAAAAATATGTTTATTATAATATAGTTGATGTTATTCTAGTTTATTTAATAGATAAGAAAAAGAAAACCTTTCTAACTATGTGTAAATTAGCACAGTTAGGTTCAATTGAAACAAGAAATGCAAAATCTCCAGTAAGATTTACAGAAGCTGTTTTATGTAGAAAATTTTATGAAAAAAACCAAGTTCTTGTAAAAGGATATAATCCATTTGAACATGAAAATAATAAACTAATTGACAAATTTGGAGATAAAATAAAGGGTGGATACGTAAAAGAACCAGATAAAGATTTATTTAAAGTTTTAGCTGGATCCGATTTTGCTTCTCTTTATCCTACTATAATGAGAATGTTTGGTTTATCTCCAGATGTTTATTTAGGTTTAACAGATGAACTACCAAATGAAGTAACTGAAAAATCATTTAATAGTGTATGGAATACAAGCTTCTCCAGAGAGCCTTCAATCGTAAAAGAATTATTAGATAACTATTATTCTGAAAGAAAAAGAATACAAGGTGAAGGTAAAAAATTATTAGAACCAATTAAAAAAATAAAAGACGAACTTGCTAAAAGAGGATTAGCAGTTTAAAAATATATAAAATCCACATTTAAAAAATACAAACTTATTTAACTTTATATGAATACAGAATTAACTCCCATAACCTACGAAGAATCATTAAAAGCTACAGAAGAATATTTTAATGGTGAAAATTTACCTGCTACTGTATGGGTAGACAAATATAATTTAAAAGACTCAGAAGGTAATTTATACGAAACTACTCCTGATGATACACATTGGAGATTAGCAACTGAATTTGAAAGAATAGATGCTAAATATAAAAATCCTATGTTAGCTGCAGAATATTATGATTTAATGAAAGATTTTAAACACCTTATTCCTCAAGGATCTCCTATGGCAGGAATAGGAAATAATCTTCAAATTGTTTCTCTTTCAAATTGTTTTGTAATTGGAAATGAAGGTCCTCAAGATTCTTATGGAGCTGTTCTTAAAATAGATGAAGAACAAATTCAATTAATGAAACGTAGAGGTGGAGTTGGTTCTGATTTATCTAATATTCGTCCAGCAGAATCTCCTGTTAAAAATAGTGCTTTAACTTCTACTGGAATTGTTCCTTTCATGGAAAGATATTCTAATTCTACTCGTGAAGTTGCTCAAGCAGGAAGACGCGGGGCTAGAATGCTATCCATTTTTGTCCATCATCCGGAATCCGAAAATTTCATTGATGCTAAAATGGAACAAGGTAAAGTTACAGGAGCTAATATTTCTGTAAAATTAACAGATGATTTTATGGAAATTGTAGATAGAACTACTGATAAAGACGTTGAAAGATTTTTAGAATTAGAAAACATTATCTTAGAAAAATATCAAGAGAAAAAAATTCCTAAAAAAATAGAAAATGAATTTAGTAAATTAATAGATAAAATTTGTTTTACTCAATATTACGATCATATTGATGGAACTAGACAAACTCAAAGTATTGTAGCTAAAGCTCTTTGGGATAAAATAATGCATAATGCTTGGAAATCTGCTGAACCTGGAGTTTTATTTTGGGATAAAATAACTTCTGAATCTTTAGCAGAACACTACCCAGGGTTTAATAATATTTCTACAAATCCTTGTTTGACTCCTGATACACTAGTAACTACAAAAGACGGTAAAGTTTCTTTAATTTCAATATTAAATGATTTAAAAGAAAATAAAACCGTGAACGTTTTAACATTAAATGAAAAGACTAATGTTCTAGAATATAAGAAAGTACAAAATGCATTTAAAACTAAATCTAAAGAAGAAATAGAATATTTATTAGAAATTGAAACAGAAGATTCGACTTTCCAATGTACACCTAATCATAAAATTTTAGTTACTCACGAAGATAAGAGATCTTGGAAATCTGCAGAATCCTTAAAGTTATATCATACTTTAATATTTCATGATGGGAACAAAAAAATAGAATCTCACATTAAAAAAATAACAAAAGTTGAGCCTGAAAATGTTTATGATCTAACAGTTGAAGATAATCATAACTTCTTTGCTAACAATATTTTAGTTCATAATTGTGGGGAACTTCCCTTACCTGATGGAGATTCTTGTCGCCTAAGTGTAATAAACCTATATAGTTACGTACAAAACAAATTTACTGATGAAGCATATTTTGATTTTGAGTTGTTTAAAAAACATTCTCATATACATCAAAGGATAATGGATAATATAGTTGATTTAGAATTAGAAAAAATAGATCAAATATTAGCTAAAATAGAAGCAGATCCCGAATCAGAAGAAATAAAATATAGAGAATATAATTTATGGAAAAGATTAAGAGAAAAATGCGAACAAGGTAGAAGAACTGGATCAGGAGTAACTGGTGAAGGTGATATGTTAGCAGCTATGGGTTTAAAGTACGGAACTCCTGAAGCTACAGAATTTGCAGAAGAAGTACATAAAGTATATGCAATTGAAATTTTAAGAAGCTCTGTTCAATTAGCAAAAGAAAGAGGACATTTTCCAATTTTCGATCTAAAATATGAACAAAATAATCCTTTCATAGAAAGAATAGAAAAAGAAGATTCTGATCTTATTAAAGATATGAGAAAATATGGAAGAAGAAATATTGGACTTTTAACTATTGCTCCAGTAGGTTCTATATCTATTTTAACTCAAACTACTTCTGGGGTAGAATGTGCTTTCATGATAAACTATACTAGAAGAAGAAAAATTAATCCTTCTGATAAAAATACACGAGTTGATTTTGTAGATGAAGTAGGAGATTCTTGGCAAAACTATAATGTTTTTCATAAAGCATTTATTGACTGGTTTGAAGCTAACCAAAGAAATTTAAGATCGGAAATAGACAACATAGAACAAGAAGAAATAGAAGAAAAATATACATGGAATGAATGTAAGTCATACTTAGAAAATTTAGAAAAAGAAAAAGTTCAATCTTTAATTGAAAAATCTCCTTATTATGGAGCAACTTCAAATGATGTAAATTGGGTAGAAAAAGTTAAAATGCAAGGAGCAATTCAAAAATGGATTGATCACTCAATTTCTGTAACAACGAACTTACCTAAAGACACTCCTGAATCTGTAGTACATGATGTTTATATGACAGCTTGGAAAGCAGGATGTAAAGGAGCTACTATTTATGTAGATGGTTCTAGATCAGGGGTATTAGTAACAGAAGAAGATAAAAAAGAAACTGAAATAGAAAATTACTTTAAAGAAAATCATGCACCTAGAAGACCTAAAGTATTAGAAGCAGATGTTCATAACTTTACAAATAAAGGAGAAAAATGGGTAGCCTTTATTGGTAAATTAGAAGATAAGCCGTATGAAATTTTTACTGGTCCTGCAGAAGAATTTCAAATTCCTTCATCTATAGAGGTTGGTGAAATTACTAGATCTAAAGACAAAGACGGCGAATCTGTTTATAATTTCTGTTATGAAAAAGATGGAGAAAAAATATGTGCAGGTGATCTAAAGAAAAGTTTTGATTCTCAATTCTCAGATGTTTCTAGAATGGTTTCTGCTTTACTTAGACATGGAATGCCAATGTTCTACATAGTAAATCTTTTAGGTACTCTTAACTTAGACGGAGATCTAATTACTACTTGGAAAAAAGGCGCAATTAGAATACTTAAAAAGTATATTAAAGAAGATTATGATATTAAAGGAGCAACTTGTCAAAATTGTGGAAGTACAAATATAGCAATGATTGAAGGCTGTATGACTTGTCAAGATTGTTATTCTAGTCGCTGCTCATAACTTACAAGTCATACAACCTTCAATATATAATAAAAAGTTATTAAAGGTTGTATGACGAATAAAAAAGAATGCCAGCTCTGTGGAGAAAAACATAATTATAAATCAGGAATGTTTACTAGACATTTACATAAATGTCATGATATTACACTAGAAGAATATGTTATAAAATTTGAATATAATAACATCCCTCCTTTATGTAAATGTGGATGCAATAAAATTCCAGTATTTCGCAGAGGAAAATTTAAAGATTACGCTGAAAATCATTTCTTTTATAAAGAAAGAATTAAAGAGTATATTAAGAAGAATGGAATTCCTAAATGTAAAAATCCAAAATGTAATAATGAAGTAAAATTTGTACGAGCAAAACCCAATATGTATTGTCATCCTACATGTAAACCTGGCTATTGGAATCAGGAAAAAATAAAGGAAACTGTTAGAGAAAAATATGGTGTTGAAAATGTATTTCAAATTTCTGAAATAGTTAAAGAAATACAGTCTAAAGTGGATCATAAAGAAAATGCTAGAAAAGGTGTAATTACAAAACGAAATAAATATAAAAACGGAGCATTTGATCCAAATGTTATGAAAAAAACAATGATGAATAAATATGGAGTAGAACATATTTCACAAACAGAAAAATTTAGAAGGGAAGCTTCTAAAAGAATGAAAAATGATAACCCAATGTTTGATGAAGAAGTTGTTAAAAAAACAAGTTCTACTTATATTAAAAGAGTTAGGTCAGGAGAGATAAAACTTTATAGAACGCGCCAATTTAAAGATACTGATTTATATTATCAGAGTAGTTATGAAAAAGAATTTTTAGAAATTTGTGAATCTTTAAATATTTTAAATCATGTGAAAAATGGAAATACATATAAATATATTAATTTAGATGGAAAAGAAAGAAATTTTTTAACAGATTTTAGTATATTTGAAGATGAAATAGAAATAAAATCTTCTTGGATATTAGAAAAACAAGGAGGTCAAGAAATATTTGATATAAAGAGAAAGGTGATAGAAGAATTAAATAAAGAATATATTTTTATTTTAGATAAAGATTATTCAGATTTTTATAATTATATTAATCAAAATGAAAATCTAAAATAAATACTCTATTATTTTTTATAGTAGAGTATTTTATTTATTTTAATAAAATTATAAATGTAAAATTTTTAACAAACAAAAGGTAATAGATGAAATTTAATATAACAGTTAAACAAGATACAAAAGAATTAACGTACAAGGAAATTAATGCTAAAGACGAAAAAGAACTTCGTCAATGGTTTGAGAAATCAAATATTAAAGGAAATATAGAATTTATAGAACAAACTCCTAATAATTAAATGAATGAATCAGAAAAATATAATAGAACATTACACGCCGGAATTAGTTTAGGATCTACTTCTGACGATAGGTTTATGCCTCCTGGATATGTTCAATATTTTTCTGAAATGGACTTAGTTATAACTGAAAAGTTAGACGGACAAAATAATTGTTTTTCTAAACATGGATTATTTGCTAGGTCTCATGCTGCTCCTTCTATACTTCCTTGGGATAAACCATTAAGAGAAAGATGGGAATTAATTAAAGATGATTTGGATGATATAGAAATATTTGGTGAGAATATGTATGGAGTACATTCTATTGAATATGATAAATTAGAATCTTATTTTTATGTTTTTGGAGTAAGACAAGGTAGTTATTGGGCTTCTTGGGATGATGTTAAAGAAATAGCAGAAATGTTTGATTTTCCTACAGTTCCAGAAATTCAATTTGACAAACAATTATCTAACTATAAAGCATATAATGAAAACCTTAGATTAGAAAATTGGTTTACTGATAATTTAGGAATGTCTTGGGAATATTATGTAAATACTCCAGGTAAACTTGGAGGAAAGGATGTTATTACAGGAGAATCTGCTTCAGAAGGATTTGTAGTTAGAAATAAAAATAGTTTTTTAACCAATTGTGGTGGTATTAAAGTATCATCAAACGAATTTAATAATCTATTTAAAGTTGTTAGAAAAGGTCATGTTCAAACTGATGAACATTGGACTAATAATTGGAAACCTGCTAAGTTAATAGATTATGATAAGTATAAATGGTCTCAATATTCCTATTTGGAGAATGTATGATTGATAAAGTATGGGTAATATCAGCATCTACTTCTTTTGAAAGAAGGAAAATAATTAAAAATAGATTAGATGAATTAGGAATAGATTTTGAATTTTATATTTCAGGTCCTTTACCTATATTTAATACTTTACATGAATTATTAAAGTTAAAATTTACTAGTAATGTACACATTCAACATCCTAATGAAATAGCTGCTACTTTAGCGCATTTAAATTGTATTCAAATTTCTAAATCTTTAGGGCATAAAAACATTTTAATATTTGAAGATGATACGTTAATTAGAAACTCTTTTAAAAGCCTTTTAGAAGAATATTTTAAAGAATTGCCTGATAACTGGAATGTAGCATATTTAGTATGTAATGTTCAAATTCCGCAACTTCCCTCAAATAATAATAAATATTGGAGTAAAACAACAGGAAGTACTTTAGCATGTGCATATATTATAAACGAAAATTTTTATGATACTATTTTAAATTATTATGAAAACAATTATGATGTAATAGATGTGTGTTATTTTAAATTACAACCATTTCATAATTTTTATAGATCTTCTAAAATATTAGCATATCCTAATCCTAAAATAGAAAGCTCTATTGATCCTACCCAAAAAATTATCAATGCTTCTGAAGATTTTAATTCTATATCTTCTGATTTTTCCTAGGATATATAGTTTACTAGTGTAAAGTAAATAAGAAGAACAATTGTCAGATAAATTAATATACATAGGTGATAAACTAAATTACAAAGTTGATTTAGGAAAAATTTCATCAGTAGATGCAATAAATAGAACAATAACGTCTACTAAAGAAGCAACTATAGGAGCAAATCTAGAATTACAATATTCTTATTTAGATATAAGATTTAGATTAAATGCTAATGAAACTTATTATTCAGATTGGTATAACTTAGATGAATTTGAAGTTTCTATGGAAAAAGATTTTGCTGATGTTTATGTAGATGAAAATTGTAATACTTCTGTAGAAATAGAAGTTGTAAAAATAGATATTGCTGATACTTGGGATGAAGATGTTGATTACGTAGAAGTTTCTAATGTAACTGTAGATTCAACTGAAGTTACTGCCGATTCTGATCCTGTTGCGATAACTAAACCTGCCGAACCTTCTTCTGTTGGAAACGATACTGGCTTAGATCACGAAAAAGAATTTTATTATGATCCTTATGATTTAGGGGCAGGTGAAAGAATGTATAACGACTTGAACGAACAAGTTCAAGAGATGTGGGGTCATAAAGTAGACTATATTAAGGTTAGGGAAAATAATAAAAAAGGAAAAGATTTAGTATTAAGAGAATGGAATTTATTTAATGTATCAGAAGATGATATTAAATGTTTAAAAGTAATTGTTCCGGATAATAGTTTTCCAGATAATAATTTTGAGTTTAATCCTTATGGAATGAACTATGGAGAATTTATGGAAATTCATATAACGGATCAATATTTTAAAAAGATCTATGATGAAAGAACTATTCCACAACAATATGATTATCTTTATTTTCCGCTAGTAAACAGAATGTATGAAGTTGCTTCTTCTTATTTAGTAAGAGGATTCAACATGAAACCTGCTTATTGGAAGCTTACATTAACTAAATATGAAAAACGTGCAAATGTACTTATTGATGATACGACTTTACAATCTGAATTAGATACTAAATTAAAAGGGCTTGATCAATTTAAGGATGAGATAGTAGAAGAATCAGAAGACATTATTAATAGAAGCCAACTTAAATTAAATGATAATGATTTAGATACTGTGAGAAATTATATTCATCCAAGTATGAAATACTCTGAAGATAATGTTAGAAATTATTATACTTTGATTTCTAATTATCAATACGACTTACATAAATTATGGAAACATGAAAGAGATCCAGATTTAGCAGTATCTTATAAAATGCCTTTTAATGTAGAACAGGATAAAGCATCTACTATTACGGGACTATTTTCATTGTATAAAATAAAAACGACTTCTTTAAATGCTTCAATGGTTCTTTTTTCGGGTTCCGATTATAATGTTACTCTTTCTGTAGGATCATTCCATGATGGTTATCAGGTAGGAAGAAGTATTTCATTGTGGCAAAAAACTAGTAGTTTGAAAAAATTCTTAGGTTCTGCGACAATATCTTCTATTAATACAGATAGAAATGAAATATCTTGCACCTTAAATAATACATTTGATGTAGCAGATGTTGATTTGGTTTCTCTTACAGTAGAAAGAAATATTTTAGTTTCAGGATCAAATGAATATGATTTTACTACTAGAGAAAGAAACTTTACTGCTGATATAGAAGATGAAGGAATTAAATTATTTATCACAGAAAGTCACTCTATAACACTTAAATATTTTGGTTCTAGTTACACATACCTATTAGAAGATAAATTAGCAGAAGACATTTGGTATGCTTTTGTAGTTTCATTTAACTTAAGATTTAGACAACTGTCTTTAACTATTTATGAGGTAGAAGGAAATACTACTTCTGGTGGAATGCAACAAGTTGAACATTTTGTAGAAGATACCTTTACAAGTATAACAAAAACTTCTACAGGAGTTCTAAATCTACTTGACTCTCCTATTAAGTTAACAAATATAAGAGTATTTGAGGAACATTTAGAAGCTGATAAACATCATGGATATTTAAGTAGAAATTTAATTGATAATGATGGAAGAGCTTTAGTAATTGATAATGCTTTACCTAATTTAGATTTACAAAATTTTGAAATGGGTCAATTAAGATAAGTTGTGAAATTCTCTAAAACTTTCTATAATACTTTTAGGATATATTTCTTTTAAATGATCTGATAAATATTCTCCTTTAGATAATTTAATGTGAGTACAATTAATTTGATTTTCTAATTCATTAATCCAAGCTTCCCAATTTTTATCTAATAAATCAATAAAAGCTTTAGGACTTTTTCTATCTTTATATCTTTGTAGAAATTCTTCTTTTATTTCTTTTTCAGGATATACTAAAATAAAAGATAACCCTTCTTTAACTAAAGCATCTCTCACTTCTTTATGAGAACTTATCATAATAATATCTTTTTTTCCTATATTATCTTTAATATGTTGAATGTAATTTTCTGGAAAATTTTTTTTATCAAATTTGCTACTATCACTATCAGCAATTTCTATATCTTTATAATTTTTAAAAGCGTATGATTTTCCACATCCAGGAAAAGCTGATATTAATTTTGTATCTTTCATTATTTAATTCCTATAAATTTTAAAAATCTAATCCACCAAGATTCTTTTTTATCCATTTCTTTTGATAACATATCATGTAAAGAATTAGTAATATCTATACAGTTTAATTCTTGTACTTGAGCTACTAGCATTATAAAATTTCCTTCATCATCTCTAACTGCAGATACTTTTAAAAGCGCCCAAATTACTTGACCTGTTTTAGTAATATATCTTTTCTGCATTACATAATCATCGTCTAAACCTTCTACTAATCTATTAACCATAGAAACGTCTGGGTTAATGTCTTCTTCGTAAGTAAATTCTTGAAATGTTTTTTCTTGTAGTTCTACTGTTGTATATCCTAATAAATTAGATAATGCACTGTTACAATGTAATACTCTTCCTTCTCTAGAAACTAATGCTACTCCAATAATAGAATCGTACCATAATTTTTCTAATACTTTTAGTTTAATAGAAATATCTTGTTTTAGTTCTTTTATTCCCACAATTGATTAAAATATTTTAACTATATATCTTAACTATCTGAATCTAACCTATCAAAGGATTCAATGAATTCGCTTACAATATCATGTCGATGATTAGTTTTAAGTTCTATGTTTACAAAACCTTCTATATTTTTTCCTGCTTCTATTAAATAACCTAAACCTGAATCTTTTTTTCTTTTCAAATCTATTTGGTTAATATCTCCACAGAAAATTAATTTTGATCTTTTTCCTAATCTAGTAATAATCATTTTCATTTGACTTACAGTAATATTCTGAGCTTCATCACAAATTACAAATTCGTCCAAGTATGTTATTCCACGTAAAAATGCTAAAGGAGAAATTAATATTTCATCTGCTTTTACCATGTCTTGAATTTTTTTCTTATTATAACATTGATAAAAATTGTGATATATTGGCTGAAGCCAAGGATCTAATTTATCTTCTATATCTCCAGGAAGAAATCCTATTTCTTCTTCTGCTACAGTAGGTCTTGATATTCTAATAGTATTTACCTCTCTTCGAAAAAATAAATCAAGAGCAGACTGTACTCCTAAAAGCGTTTTTCCAGATCCTGCTGCTCCAGTTAAAACTATTACATCGTTTTCTAAAATTAATCTTTTTGCTTCTTTTTGTTCTTCATTTAATTGGACATTGAATTTAATAGGTCCTTTAGGTTTTCTTTTTTCAGTATTTCTTTTTTTAACTGATTGATGTTGGTTTTGTTCATTCTTAGTACTCGCTTTTTTGGTAGTAGTCATGAATTATACTTGGTTTATAATTGAATAATATTAATTTATATATCTGAAACTAAGTTTAAAAAGAGCAAGAAAGTTAAAAAACTTTTATTTTTCTAGATGATATTATTAATATAATTTTTAAATATCTTTATTATTTGGTTAGCAAATATATAAGATAGAAAATTATTTTTATTCACAAACTAGATTAATTTTAATGAAATTAGATCAATCGATTTGGAATTCTTTATTAGAAGATGCCCATAATTTAGAAGCAGACGGTCAAAAAATATCTCAACAGTTTATTATTGACAATTACGGAGTTTCTAAATACGCAGCCTCTCAATGGATGTTTGCTATAGAAAATAGAAATATACTACATAACGACATAGCAGCACCAAGAAAACATAAACACCAAAATTCTACTATTAGAGAACTTAGAAAAGAAAATGCTCAATTACATAAAGCATTAGATACCTCTGAAGAGAGATTTGACACTATAGCTCAAATAACTCCTTCTACTAAGAAATTTACCATTCCTTCTTATAAAAAGAATGCTCCTTCTATCTTAAAAGGAAAAAATGAAGCTACCGCATTTGCTATATTATCAGATATACATATCGAAGAAAATATAACATTAGAACAAACAGATGGTATAAATGAATACAATCCTGAAATAGGTACTCAAAGAGTAGAAGTTTTCTTTAGATCTATTTTAAAATTAGTAGAAAAAGAGAGAAGTCATAGTAATATAGATACTTTAGTATTAGCTCTTCTTGGTGATAACATCACAGGATATATTCATGAAGAATTAATGGAAACAAATAACATGTCTCCTACCGAAGCTACTACCTTTGTTAGAAATATGTTAATTCAAGGAATTAAATATTTAGTAGATGAAGGAAAATTTAAAAAGATAGTCGTTCCTTGTACCCCAGGTAATCATGGTAGAACTACTAAAATAAAAAGAATTTCTACAGGATATAAAAATTCATACGAATGGATGATGTATCAAGATATGAAGAAAATATTTTCTGAATATTTACCTAAAAAATACGGAGACATTGTAGAATTCCATACCTCTCAAACAGAATTAGTTTACATAGATTTTTATGATAAGTATAGAGTTAGATTTTGTCATGGAGATCACTTCAGATATGCTGGAGGTATTGGCGGTCTTAATGTTCCATTAAAAAAATGGTTAATGAGGATGAATGAACAGAATAAAGCTGATATGACTTTCATGGGACATTGGCATCAAATATTATTAGGAGTAACTAATGATTGCATGATGAATGGTTCTGTGATGGGAATGAATGCATATTCTAAAGGATTTGGAGGGAAGCCGGAAAAACCTATGCAAATCTTTACTCTTCTAGATAAAGAAAGAGGTTTTAATATGAGAACGCCTATTTACTTAACTTGATATATAGATTATTAAAAGTATAAATAATAATTAATAATCTGTGTTTTTATTACAATCGGTTAAAGTAGATGGTACTTTTTTAGATTCTTTAAAGGATATTTTTTTAGAGTTTGGATTATTTCAAGTTTTTGGGATAATTACAGGCCTTGTTCTTCTTTATATTTTATATAAGTGGACAATAAATTATTTATCTAATAAAGATAAAGAAAAAGATAAAAAAATAGCGGAGTTAACTCAAGCAATGGCTTCTATGGCATTAGACAAAAATAGAAGTTCAATATCAGGGTTGACTCATAATTTATCTATAGAAAATATTAATAATATACAACAACATCCTTTATTTTCTAATGTAGAATATTTATTAGGTGTTAAAGTAAATAAAACAAATTTCTCTTCTTTAACTAAGAAAAATATTTTTTCTGATTTTCTGTACGTTAGATTTACTTGTTCTGTAGACTCGTGGAAAAATTTCTTAGAGGAAGAATCTCATTTTGAGATAACTAGAGAAGTATTACATTCAAAAATTACTAAACTATTTATTCAAATAGATAATTGTGCAAAAGAGTTGTATGCACAAACAGATATTCCAAGTAATGTAATGTTTGAGCTTCAAAAATCTGCTTCGTTAGCAGATACTTTTTTACATTCAGCAACTGAAACTTTTATACAATCTAAAGTATTTAAATCTGCAGAAGATATATTATATAGTATACTTACTTTATCCATCCACATAAATGAAGTTATTTTTAATAATCTTATATTAAGTTTAGAAAAAATACAACATTTAGAAGATGTTGAATATAACCCTAAATTTACCAAAAATGTATAAAAAAATATTAGTAATTGATGATGATAAAAATACTTTAACTTATATAAAGTATTCATTAAAAACTATCGAATCTGCTTTAAATGAAAATATTATTTTAGATACGGCAGGGACTATTGAAGAAGCAGAACATTATATTTCTTCTAATAAGTATGATTTAATAATTACAGATTATATGATAGGAGGTTGTCCAGCAGACGATCTTATATGTAAAATCAAAGAATCAGAAACGAAGACATATAAAGTAATGACTGCTATTAGAGATATTACTAAGTTTAGAGAATTATTAGAGTCAGGGGTTTCTCAAATAATTTATAAACCTTTTTCATGGTATGACATATTAGGAAACATGTCAGACACAATAACTTTAAAAACACAAAACGTAAGTTAAATAATTATGAATGCTAAAATGACATCTGGTGGCTGCGGCTGCGGCGGAAAAAAGAAATAATTTAAGTAGAAAGATTTTTTGTTGCAGCTCTTGCTCTAGCTTCATTTCTTTTTCTTGTATTATGTCTTCTAACCTTTAACATTAAACTATTTAATTTTTGTTTGGTATATGAACCAAACGAACCAAAGCCTTTTTGAGGATCCCAATGTCCTTCAAATTGATCTGACATATAAAATTTTTGAAATTGCATAATCATTTCAGTTGTTTTTGGACCATATATTCCAGAAGTTAATTCTTTTCTATATTCTTCGTTTTCTATATAGTATGGTTTATAAATACTATCAAATAAAAAATGTTTAAAGACGTAAGCTAATTGAATTTGTAATTCATATACCCCTTTTCCAGACATTAAATTATTTTTGTCTCCAGTAAAATGATAAATCATAGCTTCATTTTCTCCACTCTGAGCGTTTTTTACACTTTTATAATCAAATGTATTTTCTGGTGGATTCTTATCCCAAGGTAAATTTTTAACTTCTAAATATTGTGACATAAAGAGCTCTATTCTTTTAACTATATATTCCCTAATTAATAATATATAGACTATACTTATTTAAAATAAAATAAAAATTTTATCATGGAAAAGAAACAAGCATTATATACAAAATGGGAAGATTTTGTAAAATATGAATTAGAAGCTAATAAAGAAGAGCCTGAAGGTGAATTAACAGAACCTGAAGTTGAAGATATTGAAATGACTGATGGAGAAGATATTACTCCTGAAGAAATAGATTTAGAACCTACAGCAGAACCTGAATTAGAGTTAGAACTTTCAGATGAAGAAACTTCATTAGAAACTCCAGAGGGAGATGGCTCTCCAGAAGCTGAAGGAGAATCAGAAGAATCTGATGAAGAAAATGTAATAGATCTAAAAATAGAAGATTTAGATGCTGAAGAAGACGAGGAAGAATCTGACGAAGAAGACGATTCAGAAGAAAAAGAAGAAAAATAAACCCTCTTTATTTTGGCCTATTTAAATTTTTAGTAAATGGGCCAAAACTTTTTTAGTTTTTTGGGATATTATTAATATAATATTTTACCTACAAATCTAAAAAAAAAAAAAATAAAATTGATACAAACTACAATTGAAACATTCAACGATTTTATAAGTGATTGTGACATAGATTTATCAACTGATGAAATTTATGTTAAATTAAATACTGATGAATATAAAAGAATTTGGGATGTTGCCATAACAGAAACAAATTCTCCTGTTGTTAGAATAATGACAGAAAATGGATATTCATTAATAGGATCTAAAAAACATTTAGTTAAAAAATATCCTAATAAAGACGTTGAATTATCTAAGCTTACAACAAAAAATTCTATTTTAACAGAAGAAGGATATTCTAGAGTATCTTTAATTAATAAACCCAAAGTAAGAATGGATTTATATGATTTGCAAGTGGATGGGGAATATTATTTAACAAATGGAATAGTTAGTCATAATTCAACTTTAGTAGATTCTATTAAATTAGGCCTTTTTGGAAAGGTTTCTAACAAGACTCTAAAATCAATTCCTAATAGAAAAAACGGACACGGAGAAATTAAATTAAAATTTACTCATACTTCTGGAAAAGAAGTTGATATTGAAAGAAAATTTTCTCCTGGAGGATTTTCTATGTTTGAAAATGGTGATGAAGTTTCTAGAGCAAATAAAAAAGATTTACAAACGTATTTAGAAAATGAAATATTAGATATAAATTCTTATGTTTTTTCTAATATGATTTCTCTATCTTTAAATAACTTTAATTCTTTTTTATCTATGACACCCGGAGATAAAAGAAAAATAATAGACAAAATATTTTCATTATCTATTTATAATGATATGAGATCTGTTATAAGAGAAAAAATTAGAAATATAGATAGTGATATTTCTTCTATGTTACGATCTTCTCAATATGTAAATCAATCAATAGAAAATGCAAATAAAGAAATTCAAAAATTAGAAGCTAAAATTGATACTGATAATACTCAAAAGAAAATAGAGTACGAAGCTATCTTAGAAAAACTAGAACCTTTATTTGAAAAAATAGAAATTAATACAACTAAAGTAAAAGAAAAAGAAAATTCTTTAAACGAAGAAATTCAAAAACTTAATGAACAAAACAATCAATTAAGATATGACATTCAAGATTTAGAAAAATCTATAAAATTATATGAATCTGAAAAATGTCCTACCTGTGAATCTGATTTAACAACAGGAGATCATCAACATAAAAAGGAATCGATGATTGAAACTTTAGAAAAAATAAAAATAGATAAATCTAAATTAGAAGAAGATATTTCTAAAATAAAAGAAAAGATAGAAGTAGTTAAATCTAAAAAAGTAGAAATTAGGGATAAACAATATGAATTAAATTCTAAAAAATCTAGAGTTTTAGAAAAATTAAATTCTTTAAAAGAAGAAAAGAAAGAAGATTCTTCTAAAGATTCTTTAATTAGTTTACTTGAAAAAGAAGAAGAAAAATTAGAAGAATTAGAAGCAAATACTAAAAAAGAAAGAGGAAAGAAAAAGTTTTTAGAAATTATAGAAGATGTTGTTTCTGATACTGGAGTAAAAGCATCTGTAATAGCTAATGTTGTTCCTTTATTAAATTCTTATATTAATGAAAATCTGACAAATTTTGATTTAACTTTTAGTATTGTTTTAGATGAAAAGTTTAATGCTAAGGTATTTCAATATGGAGAAGAAATAGAATCATCTTCTTTATCTTTTGGAGAATCTAAAATGTTAGATTTTTGTGTTTTAATATCTATGATTAAAATTCTAAAGACAAAATATTTGAATTTAAATGTATTGTT